AGCCGCAGCGCCTTCTGGACTTTCGACATATCTTCTCTGGGCTTCGTTCAATACTTGTGTCTTAGGATCGTAGCCGCTGCCGGGTGCTATAGTTTCTGCATACCTAGCCATTTCTTTTTGCGTAAGAGAAGAGCCGCTAACTTGCTGACCCATTAAATCATCTAACCTTTGACGATTCTCATCGCTACGAGACTGTCTACGCATATCTTCCATTGTTAAAGCGTCTTGTGCTGCGCGCTGTGTCTCTGCGTATGTTGGATACATATTATAATCTATTGGAGCGAATGAGTTTTGCCCGCCAGAATATGGATTGATAAAGAAGCTATCCATATATGCTTTCTGTGCTGGCCTTTCCATTGCAAGCGCATTTAAAGATTGCTCATATATTGGAGCTGATGAATAACCACTTACGCCGCCAGCATATTGTGTAGGCGCTCCCATGCCACCCATTATATCTTGCTGGCTCATTGGCGCTCCCATACCGAATGCGCCTGCAACATCAGCCGTATTCTGGAATGATGCTTGTTGCATTGGAGTGAATGCAGCTACGTCTGGGCCATAGTATGGGACATAACCAAGTTGGGAAATACGTTCAGCTTTATTTAAGTTACGCTGCGCCGCTTTCTCAATGTATTCTGGGATTTCAACACTAGATGTTGTTGATCCGCCTTTGCCACCTGACATTATTCAAACTCCTTAACATAAGACGAATGTAGCTGATTCCAGCCATGTTTCGCCAATGGTTTTTTCCAGCCTACACGCCCCGTCATGGTTAGTGCTGTGCATCCTTGCGCTTTAGCCCACTGTATCACATCTTTGTGCATATCCAAAATCTGATCCAATTCGCCGCCCCCAAGGAACACGTTTAACATTCGCTTACGTGGATATACCACAATTTCTGTTACTATGCACCCCTTTGGCGTAGGCCACAACTGCATTGTCCCTTTATATATTCCTTCTGCCACATCAATAAAATCATGCGTGCCGCCAGAATACTCCAAAGCGGCTTCTATCCAAGGCTTACATCTCTCTAATTCTTCATTCATGCGTGCGTCCTCGTAATCGCTAGTGTTGAGGACGGTATTGCTGGCACTGGAGATGATGCTGCTGTGTAATTTAAAAATCCAGATGTGCTATCTACCATGTAATTTACTTCCAAGTAATCATTAGCCGCCACAGTAAATATCTGCGTGCGTGATGTAACAACTGTAGCATTATTTTGATGCAATGCAGTTGTCATAGCGCCATCCACAACATTACCATTAATAGTAGGCCAAAAGTAAAAGTGTACTGTGCTTGCGCTTGTCGATGATATTTGCGCGGAAAATGATAATACATATTCTCCAGCCTCTTCAAATACAATTCTACTTGTTGGCGTACCTTGTGTAATCTTTGTATTGCCAGATGGTGCATCATAGGTCAGCTTGTATGCCGTATTTGCTAGGGCTGGTGTAACATCTGATGTTTTTACAAAATTAGCTTGACCGCCCTCTACTACAATTTGACGCCACTCTCCGCCCTTGCTTACAACTGGATATTCATATGATCTATCCCACATAAGTGTGCCATCGTCAGCCGCGCTTTCGCCACCAGTTTGCTGAACAAGAGGTGATCTTGTCTGGGACATAAATTGCATAAGGCGTCTGCCCCATGTTTTCCAATCATCTCCATATGGTTCTGGTGGCCTTTGCTGTTGCGTCATCTTCTACCGCCTGCAACAATATCAAGTCTATTTACGCCAACACGCCAATCGCCTAATTCAACTGCGCTTACACGCATTCTCATTTGACGCCCTGTAAATCTTAGTGAGGTTGGTGTGGACATAGAGTATGGGCCATAATCACGTTCAGTTCCGTTAGGATAAAAGCGTGTTTTAAATGTTACATTCACATCACCTTGCGTTCTTTCATCTGGTAGCATTTCAGTTACAGATGCAACTGTATCGCCAGACCCAAGCATAATAGGGCCAGTTTCAGCAAATGGTGTTAGTGAACCGTAATCGTATCCAATTTCATGCTCGTATATTTTATAATTATCTGCATCTGCCCAGATAGGCTTTCTAAATGCACCTGCATCTACACCAGCAGTTCTTGGTAATTCACCTATGTACCATGTGTTTTCTATATAGTTATAAACAACATAGCGGTCATTTTCCGTTGATTCTGATGATGGGTAGAACCAAAATATCTCACCAAAGTTACTATTGGTTACAGCAAATGCTTTGCTTATTTGCGCTCGGTTCATATCGCTAAACACGTAATCCGCAACTTCACTTTGCACTTCTTGCACAGAACCACCTGTATATGAATAAAATGCATGTGCGCCCATCCAGAATGCACCAGCATCAACTGCGGCTACTGCTTGGTTTGCGGCTAATCCACATGAAGAACCTACACGCTCAATGCCGTAAACATATGGTGGGCCTACATAATTTGCTACGTGGGCGTCTGTGCTTGTTAAGATAAGAGTTTGGCCGCGTACTTTAATGCCTGCCATAATTTGACCGCTTGTGTTTAACTCTAAATCACCAGCTTCATTTGTAGCGGCGGGCGTCCATGTTGTATTGTCTTCACGATCAGACCATTGCACTTTGCGCGGGTTTCCACCCGCCCCAAGAGCAAATAAGAAACGCTCTTCTGTGACGACTAATGATCTATTGCTTGTGGGTGCATTGGATAAAACTGCGGCTGGTGTGCCTGTTGCTAATGCCCACTCGTATATTTTTCCATCATCTTCCGTACATCCTACAAGGTTTTCGCCCCACGTGTCTAATGCCCAAGATGTTGCTGGCTGTATTCTTACTGTGTCTGGGCGTTCTATACCATAAGCATAACTTCCGTAAAAGCTTCCGCTATATCCAGTAAATGCTAATGCATCTTGTCTGCCAGCAGTAAATGATGTTGGAGTTATGTCAAATCTTACGCCTGTTGCATTCCAAGTATATAATTTATTATATGTACCGCCAGTTATCCATCTGTCATTGCTATTATCTATCCAAGATAACATGCCACGCACTGGAGCTGCGGCTGCGTTATCTGAGCGTGTACGCCAGCCGCCCATTGGGCGCATGGTATTATCTATCCATCGAATTAAATTTGCATCACGCCAGCGACCATTGGATTGCAGGTCAGTTCCGTTACGGTAAACTCCAGAAGGAATATCTAGTGGAATAAGTGGCATATAGACCTCATGGCGTTGAACTTGTTGGACTATAACACATTTTGCAGTAAAATAACAACAGGAGTAATACTAGTTACCCCTGTTGCATATATTTGTTTATTCTTCAGCTTCTTCAGCTTCAATTATTGCCTCATCTAATGATACACGTAGCATCTTTGTGAAAGCATCTCTGCCTACTTTGAGTTGGTCTAAGTTAAACTCTGCTGATCCAATCTTCTGCTGCAAAGAATTGATATGATTAATCATAACCTTCTGCGCATCAGTTAGTTGGTCTTCAGTGTAGTCTTTGTCATCAATCGTAATAACCTTTTTATCTTCAGCCATTTTGATCTCCTATAGTTTAAGTTAAAATTACCAAGGCATCCCAGATGAGGATGTTGGGTTTGCAAGTTCAGCTATCTTAGCATCGTTTGCCGCTTCAGTATCAGCTTGCACAACTTGTTCGTAAACCCAAGCTAATACATTTGCTTCTGTTAGATCAGCGTAAGGGATGTAATCATCGTCTGATGGCACACCTGTATGAGATGTAGTTCCGTATGCTGATGCAGTGTTTGTTCCATCTGTGCTTTCGCAACGCCAGTGTGCTATTGTTACTGAGTCATCAGATGTGTTTCGCTCTAGGTTAGCGATAGACCATGTGTGTGTGTTTGGCATAACAGCCTCCTTTTATATTTCTTGTGCATCCATTGCAGTCTGGTATGCAGTCTTCACTGCGTCTGTCCAAACAGCGTTACAGATAGCTTGCACTTCTGTGGACTGATCACTGATGTCAGTGTCACCCCATGTATCATCTGATTTAGTTGAGCATTGTAAGACGTGACGATGGAATGATCTGCTGATCTCTGTGCCATCTCTAGCTATCACAGTGGCGGTTCTTATTTGCACTGCTTTGTGATCGCCTACGACTTCAATCTTATCTTCTACTTGTCTTTCTGTTAGTGCCATGTTGGCCTCCTTTGTTTATCGTGGCTTTATTGCCACCTGTCCAACCCAAGAATACACTTAGGTTAATGTATATGTTGCTGA